GCTTGCCATTGAACACATTTGCAGATTCATTGGTTCGATAACCAGCAGAATCTGCTCGACGTGCAAGTTTGGTCCCACGAGCTATCAAACCATCCATCAATGCATCGGTGTAGTCACCGAGCGGGTAAGGATGGAACAACGTAGGATTTCGTACCCCAATAGATTTGAAATACTCTGTTGCGAGATCATAGTTGGCCAGGTACGTAGCCAAACCGACATCCGAAACAGCTACGCTACCTACTTGACCCTTGGCCGCACCAGCAGTTTTTGAGTACACGTAGAATTCAGCCAGCCCACTTGACTGCATCTCCAAGATATTCGCAGCAGTCATGTGAGTACCAGCTGTACCGGCATTCAAGTCAGATTGACCAGCAAAGCTTGCTGTTACCTTCTTGGCTTGGAGTACTGGGAATAAGTTCGTGTATTGCCCGATCGTGGCACCATCAAAGGTCAACATGATCTGTGGACGAGCACGAGCAGGTACACCCATGAAAGCCACATAGATAGAGCAAGCCGTACCGACACCTGCAGTTTTAAGAAACCGCAAACGAGCACAGTTCATTGTAGAAGGTGTAGGTGCGCCGGTAGTACCACGACCATCACCACCAGTTTGAGCGCCACCGTTGGTTGCAGAGTTAAACATACGCCAACGAACAGTACGCCAGCCATGATGCTTCCACACCGTCATAGGCATCAGTTTCTCATACCGATTGGTGAATGCAACGTCATTCAAATACATATTGACATTGGTTAGACTGCCTTGTCCACTGGCGATATTGATAGCAGCACAGAACTCACCGCTCCAGTCACCAGGTAGCGCAAATGTCTTGCCGGTAGTGACACCAACATACGCACTAGTGCAGTCATCAGTCAGATCAATACGGACGACTTGACGGCCATCGTGTGACATTTCAGAGAGAGGTACAAGCGTGGCTACGGCCGAACCGCCAGGTACGCCGACAAGATAATTCCAGCTTCCACCGTTGGCAGTGTCAAAGCGAACCATCGCTTTTTCTTCTCGTACTTTGAAACGCTGAGTAGGAGTAGCACGATCAACCATTAGATTGGCCTCCAGTTGATCAGAACCTTGTCAGTAGCAACTGATAACGTTACTGTAATACTGGTTTCACATCGTACAGCACCAAAGCCAATTGGGCTAAATGCAGCAGTACCAATAGGCAAAACCATCGATACAGCCGTACCTGCTTGATCAGTTAAACCAGTGATCGTGCAAGTACCAGTAAGTGCTGCATTTACTGGCATAGCACTAAAAAGGTGAGCCGGTTGACCTGCACTAATGGCAATTGCAGAGGTCACACCAGTAGCAATAGTTCCATTGGATTCATGACGTTGAACCATGTAGCTGTTACCGCTGCTACCGATGTTACGTTCACCAGCTTGCTGAGACAGTACAGAAACAGCCAGAGCACCTAAACCACCAACCGAAGTCTGTGGGAGTAGGGTAGTCAGACGCTGCAACATGCGTTTGAACAGCGAGATATAGCTGGCATTACCGGTATCAGTTGCTGCTGCTGTATCTGCTTGTACACCAAAGTTAGAAGCAAACGGACCATCCGAACTCAGTACAACAGAGAGTGAGCTCGCTGCATTCTTCTGTCCGATCGTAGCTGGAAGTTGTGCGGCTTTAGTCAGTGTAGTGATATCAGTAGATCCGCCCCCACCACCTCCGCCACCCAGGCCGGATAGTGGTGCACCAGTGGTATCCACCAGAACAACTACGTCTGACCAGCTACCATCCGGTAATTCAATTGATTTCTTAGCCATTACCTAGTTTCCTTATTTAATTTTCCTGCTAAAGCAGCAGTACGACATTCCCGATATATGTTGCCAACTTCGGTAAGCTTAGCTGTTGTAGCCCCAAACGAATTATCGGAGAGGGGAGACAGCTCGGGGCACGCTATCACTACTGTCGCGTCCGGCCCCACTTTGTTTTCCTGTAAGGGATTCGTTGAGCAACCGCATAGCATCATCAGAATGCCTGCAATCCCGATACACAGGATTGTCTCGAATGATGGTTTCCACCTTGCCTTGTACGGTCGTATTTCGTACTTTGATTTTTGCAATTTCACTTGCTGCTCCCTGTTTTGCAGCTTCACGAGTATCTTCGATAGCCTGCTTGATTTCAGCCACTCTGGCTATCTCACTGGCTTTACCTACACTAGTACCGTACCAGTACGAGCCGCCTATCGAAGCCACCCATAAAACAAGAGCAGCTAACGCTGCCCAAGGATTCATTGCGCCCCCATACAGGTAGCGTAGCGTTCTTTCTGACGGGTCCAGACACCCCAGCAACGCTGATTAGGTTTCCCATTGATCAGCGTGCTGCAATCGTAGCCACCAGAGAACTTATATCCCAACAGTGCCCCACAAGCACCTGCATAGTCAGTCTTCATGAGCTTAGAACGCATGGAGGAACCTGACCATGCACCAGTACCGTACTGGTACACCCAGTCCATGTAGATGTCGTATTCGACCTGGCTGAGCTGCACACCAGGCATTGAGTTACGGAAGATAATTTCTTCCTTGGTGATATGAGCTTGAGCCACCCGCAGTGCACGCACTGGAGTGACCTTCTGGCCATTCTTCACTGCAGAACCATCTTCCCAGTAGGTAGAGCCAAAACCCACCGTAGGACGATCATTTTTGGTAGGGATACTGGCAGTCTCCTCAAAGCCTTCGCTTGCTACCAGGCCAATGAAGGCCATGGCACTAAGCATCAAGCCGGCGACTGCCATGCGTGGTTTGCTCATTAAGATTCTTCCTCTTCTTCAACAGCGACCATCTTGACTCGCTTGCGGGCTGGTTTGCAGACACCAAGGTTGGCCAGCATCGGTCGAAGGATCTTCTTCCACAGATACTCGCTCAGTGCCAGGAATGAAAGCACAAAAGCCAGGAAAGCAGCAGCATCGGTCCAGGAGCTGATACCGATAGCTGCCCAAACAAAGCCAATCTTGGCCCCTTGACTAGCTACCACGTTGACTGTCGTTTCGTTGAATTCTTGGCCCATGGGTTTCACTTTATCGTTGATTGTTGTGTGTTCGTATTTTAACCTGTTCATGAAGAATTATTTCCTCTAAGTATGAATTACGTCACAGAATTTTTGCTTTCTGTGAAGATAGTTTGAAATTAAGCAAAGATAGGGCGTTCAATGACGCTCTTGGGAACTCTATCTGTTGCTAAAGACACTCAACCCAGGTGAGTATGGGTTGAGTCATAGTTAGAGTCGGTGGGTTAGGACTCTTTCAGTACGAAATAAATAGTTCGGTCAAGAACTTCATTATTACTGCATGTGATTCTCAAAGTAACTGAGTTGTACACTTCATCACTATACACACCACCAAGAACTTTGATGATCAAAAGAGAACCTTGGATGCGTACATAGTTGTTATCACCCACAGTAACACCCACAGGAATTGCTTCCACATTCTTGATAGTTGTTGACGCGGCTTGCATATCCAACTGCATGTCAATAGCGTAGTGAAGCACATCATCTGGGTCTTTGTTGATCATCCACTTACGGCCACGAAGATAAAATGCATCTTTAGTCAGCAAAGAAGGATCACGTTGCAGCAAATTGCCTGCCACTGTACGAAGAATACGACTTGGAGCTACTACAATATTGGCCGACTTTGGGACAATAATTGTTCCTTGGCCACGTTTAGACGGCGTTGCATCTACCGTACTAACAGCAAACACATAATAGATGAGCTCTTCATCAGTATGTTCTGGTGCAGTGAACAAACCAGTAGAACTGATACTCGCATTAGTGATTACTTCACCGTCAGCGTATTCACCAGTAGTGGAAATAGCCCAAGTAACGGTCTGTGGTGGGTTATTTTCACCTTCAACCACTGCAGTCAGCTGCCTAGTTTTACCGGACAATGTTTGAGACACAGCAGGCGTAATTGTTACACCAGTCACGGTAATCAATGGCAACACACTGACAACTGTGGTGGCCAACTTTGTGTTGTTCAACACACTGGTTGCCGTTACAGATGCGGTTTGTAGCGACAAGGTTCCTACAGGAGCCGTGTACAAACCAGATGTAGACAGTGAACCTGGACCCACCAGAGACCACACAACGCTTTGCGAAGGTGAATTGGTACCATTCACAGTCGCAGTAAATTGCTGCGTACCCAGCCCCTGTATGGCTGGCATCAATGGTGAAATATCCACGCTAGTGACGACAACAGGTACGATTGCTGGGATCGACAGAATAGCCACAGCAAATTTAGTGCCGTTGGCTACACTGGTAGCAGTAACTGTCACTGTTTGTTCGACGTTGGTGCTTGCAGGCGCAGTGTACAAGCCAGAAGAAGAAATAGTTCCCGTGCCTGTGTTGCTCCATACTACTGCTTGTGATGGGCCATTGGTACCAGCAACTACCGCGGTAAATTGCTGAGTACCCAAACCAGGAACCGTAGCAGTAGTTGGGGTGACTGTCACTCCCGTGACTGTGCTCACCACCAAAGCAGGAATAGACAGCGTGGTAAATCCAACCTTCGTGTTATCAAGGCTACTGGTGGCCGTAATCGTCACTGTCTGCACAGTAGAGATGGCAGATGGTGCAGTGTACAAACCAGTCGACGACAAGGTACCAGCACCCGATTTGGTCCAAGTTACGGACTGAGATGGGTTGTTAGTACCGTTGACCACAGCAGTAAATTGCTGGGTGCCAGTACCAGGTACCGTAGGCGTAGCTGGACTCACAACCACACCAGTTACGGTTGCGGCAGCTGCACCGATGGTCATGCTGTAACTACCCTGTTCCGATACATTGTTCTTGTAGTTGATGAGATTACCTGTGTAGGTGCCATCTGGCGCACCAGTCAGACTGAATGCACCATTCTCATCAATAAAAAGATTACCGGATGCAGGTCGTTCTAAGACCTCCACACGATACAGACATCCTACTGGGTCAGACGAAGAGATGTCATTGTTAAGCAATCCCGAAAGGGGAAACCCCACCGGAATTGCCGAGGCTGGGACACCCACTAAGTGGGTGCCGCAGATCCCTTTACCACCAGTTAGGACACTGAGATCGCGCAGCATATTAGGTCACCGTTCCTGGCTGGTGGTAAGGTTGATCAAGTGTGTAGTCTGTTCCTCGAACAGCAGCCATCAAGTACCCAGCCCCAATTGGGGCAGTAATAGTCAAAGTACCATCAGAAGCCAAGGTACCTACACCAAACGTAACACTAGTAGAAGATTGACCGATACGACCATTCTGATGCCAGGACCAGTACACAGTAGTACCTGACAACCATCCCGTAGAAGTGTTGTTGGCAAACTGACGAGTCTTAAATGTGCCTGTAGTACCTGCTGCATTGGTCGAGAACGATGCACTGTTTACTACCAGGGAATCATTACCGGCCGCATCACGTTGAAGATAGTGAGCATAGTAGGTTGTGCTCGGGCTCAAACCAGTGAAGCTAACATCTTGGTTACCAGTAGCGCCTACTGCGGTGGTTTGATTGGCTGCCTTTACTTCAGTTGCAGTGGCCGTAGGATTGGAGCTCAGGAAGCGGTACAGCGTACCCCCTGCTTCATTGGTACCCACACTACCCACAGCAGTTGTGCTGCCAGTGGCTGTGGCTGTAGGAACTTCCAGGACTGGTGCAGTAGTGTCCGGTGCCACAGGCGTGATGAAGCTCGTCGTATTAGACACGATCGAATCGTTACCTGCCACATCGGTATGAACAAAGTGGAGGTAATACGTAGTTGCTCCGCTCAAACCAGTCAATGAAACAGACTGAGCACCGGTGGCTGTTACTGGTTTGGATAGAGCAGCTTTAACAGCAGCAACCGTTGCAGTGGCACTAGTATTAGCCAGGTAATACAGGCTACCTGTGTTCTCATTAGTCGTTACAGCACCAGTAGCCGTAAAGGCACTTGTTGGCGTCCCACTAGGCGTAGTCAACGTAGGCGGAGTAACGTCAGCCGAAATCTGGGTCGTAAAGCTGGCAGTATTCGACACCAACGAATCATTACCCGAAGCATCGGTTTGAACATAGTGCAGGTAGTAAGTCGTGTTCTGGGTTAAGCCTGTAAGACTTACAGACTGAGCACCGGTAGCAGTGACCACTTTCGACAAGCCGGCTTTGACCGCAGCCACAGTAGATGAGGCACTTGCATCGACCAGGTAGAACAGAGTACCTGCACCTTCATCGCTGGTTACAGAACCTGTAGCAGTCGAGCTGCCAGTAACCGTAGCCGTTGGTGACGTGAGTACTGGTGCCGTCACATCAGGTGGTGGGCTAGTAGTAAATGCGGCCGAGTCATAAACCGTTGAGGTGTTATTGGCCGAATCAACATGCACATAGTGCAGATAATAAACAGTGCTAGCCGTGAGGCCCACAATAGAAACGTTCTGCGTACCAGCTGCCGTTACAGCTTTAGATGAACCGGCTTTGACTGCAGCAACCGTTGCCGTAGGACTGGTATTAACTAGATAGAACAGCGTACCGTTACTTTCATTCGTTGAAACAGTACCAGTTGCAGTCGTAGGACCAGTTGCAGTGCCGGTAGGTGAAGTCAGCGTTGGTGCAGTGAAGTCAGTTACCAACTCATATGCACCGACGTCATACGCTGCGCCTTGAGGACGAGCGTTACCATAAATACCATAAGCAGCATAAGTTGACTCAGTGGTACCAACATCAAGCAGTGCTGAGCCAAGTACCGTGCGCAAATCATGAGTACCGGCAGTAACGTTAGCAAACGTCGCAGTCGATAATGGTGCAGTGCTGTAACCAGTTGCAGCAGCATTACTGAAGCATGTGGTCTTCGTAAGAGCAATTGTGCCATCTTCTGGTGTAATCACGCCACCGACATAGCAGTTTTTCATTACACCCGTGATGTATTGTGTGGAGATGCCATAGTTATATGGAGTCCCACTGATGTTCACGAATGTACAGTTGTAGGCACTAGCACCACCAACCAGGGCAGCAATGATAGTAGTCGCCAAAGCTGATTTGTTGATGATGATCGAATTGCGTACTTTACTGCCAGTATTACTAATTCGCAAAGTACCCTTGAGCGAGCTGTTTTCGCTGCTGGATTCCATGATGCATTGATCGATATCGGTGTAACCGACGATCGAGGCAGCACCTGATTCATACAGGCAGCAAGCTGCAGTTGATCCAGTTGATGTGTTGCTAAACTGTAAGCGATTAATCCGCATATATTTAACCGACACACTAAGGATCGAACTTGTCGAAGCAGTGCATTTCAGTGCTGCACCTTTAGTTGCATCGTACCTACCCATCTGCGTAGCATTATCAATAAACGATGCGCCAGGAGCTGCAGTCAATTCTGCATACCGTGTGGCGTCACAAGTTTTACCTGACAAGGCAATAGTGGTGGTGTTAACGAATTCTTGATTCAGTAACAGTCCACGATGAATCTGATCTGCAGTTGTAAAGTCAGCCGGAGTTGACGCCCACCAAAGTGGGATAGACGCGTAATCACCACCGGTGCCGATTGTTTTTTCAATAATAGTTGCCATTACGTGCCTTTATGCGGTGAAGGATACTGGAACCCAGGTGTTAGCTGCTGGGATTGTGATAAGTTTAGCTGCCACGGTCGTTATAAACACATCGCTGATTGGCTCGACTTTTACAGTACGAGCACCGGCGATACTTGTAACCTCGCAGCTCCAGCCACTCGCAGTTTCGACAACATTACGGAATGACAGACCAAGATTAATACCACCAACCAGGTCAACTGCTGGATCCTGGTCACCAGAATGCTGGGTAAAGAGTGGATACCCTTTACCGATTTCAAATGTACCCCATGGGTAGCTATTGACGATTTGAGCCTGGATCGAGCCCACAGTATGGTTGCCATCATTCCAAGCAAACGCAAAGCCACGCTTTGCTGTTCGCATGGCTGCAACTGCTGCCACATGATCAGAGAAATTGGTAAAACCATCGTTTCTACCAACACACCAGCCAATCCAAGGAATCTTGTTTGCTGTGTTGGATACATAGGCAATGATATCCAGCTTGGTGATGTAGGATCCACCACCATCAGCTGCAACCAGGTTCAATGGTGTAGCTACTGGGGCATTTTCTAAAGCACCATTGTAGTTTGCTACAGCAACGTTGTTCAACGCAGCTGAGTATTTCCACCGCGGACGATCCGGATAGAGTGCAGCGAACTTGTTTCGACGGCTCACACCGAAGGTCAAGGTACCCCAACCGCCCATCGAACCACCAGTAAGAACGGTTTTCTTCGCAACATACTGAAGATTGATTTCAGCCCATTGAACCAATGCGTCAAGACGGCGTTCGGTAATCAGAGCTACGTCACCGGTTGGCATATTTTTAAAGCCAAGCCACATACTTTCCTTGCGAGTACCATTGGCGTTACTACCATACCAATCAACAGGACGCAGCAGATAACAGCCAGCTACTGTGCTTAGCACTGTGCTAAAGCGGAATACATTATGGATGTCATAGGCCATTGGGCCACTGACAGTCGCGTCATACTGACGACCATTCGTGATGTTCTGCCCTGAGCTACCATGAAGACTGAAAATCAGGATCTTAGTACTGGTGTTGCCTGGAAGACCATCCGTACTTTCCAGTGCAACGTCGACTTTATCAAATGCACCGTTACTGGTCACTGGTTTGGCTTTGCCACCATAGATTGGTAGACCTGTAGTCACCGCGTAAACATCAGGAGGTGAATACGTGATGGCTGCCACTTCATTGACACGAGGAACAATGCCAAACTGTGGACCCAGGTTGTAATCGGGCTTAGCTGCGCGGTTATCAAAGATCAACCAACCGTTATCCGCATTAGGCGTACCGAACGTGACACAGTAAGCCAAGGCTGCTTGGATTACAGCAGGATAGCCAGCAATGGTTGCAGGGTAACCAGCCATAGAGTTCAATGGAATGGTGTAACCCTGTGCAGTACCGATGGCTGCGGTCATACCAGCAGTACCGCATTCTTGGGCCAGAATGCCTGCTGGCATGGTGTTGTCGTAGACTTCCTTGTAGGTCGTGTACAACACACTACTGGAGGCACTGGCTTTAAGACGAAGCGAGTACCAAGAGGCCACCTGCCAGCAATAATCAGAGCCAGAAGTCATCAAGCCAACAACGCATTTAGATACGAAGTTGAGCAATGGCAGGAATTCAGTGAAACCCAATTCAACTGCACGACCGGCTGCTGAAGTGATGAAGTGATTCATCCACGGTGCAGCACCGGTACTAGCACCACCACTGGTGGAGTATGCCAAACCATAACCATGATAAATGAATCCCAACTGGTTAAAGTACTGACCAGCAGGATCCAAATAATTTGTCGCGTACCAAAGACGATTTTGTTCCAGACTGTAGAGGATGTCCGATTTCAGTGGGTGATCATCCGGAGTGATGTACGCAGCATGAACCATGGTACGCAATGACCATGCTTGACCACGGGGTTGATCCCCTTTCCAAAGGCATTTACGCCCATCACGATAGTTCAGATGGGATAGCGAATTCAAACCTACGAAACGACTATAGAACAGCAAACCTTCCAGATAATAATGGTCGCCCGTCACCATGTAAGGAACAAAGCAGAAACAAGGATGGTGCGAAGTGTCTGCCACATTCCGATTATTAGGGATGCAGGTTGGGATCGAGACGGCCGGGAGCTTCTCATACAAACCAGTAGCAGAGTTGTAGCTATCCGTTATCTGACCTACAAGCGTAGCGTAAGGATAATCAACAAAGTTGATTGGTCTGTCTGTCGTGTAATCACGGGCATGAATAGACCAGGAACCTTGCAGATCTGCTTGCTTCAGCATCGTGTACTTGGCATCCACATCCTGATTGATCAGGTACATGGCAGTCCACTCAGGGAGCACACCAATACCCGGTGCGTAACCCACATCACTCATCAATGCTTTAGTGAGACCATTCTGGCCAATGTCTTCATTGGCTTTGAGAGTTACAAGATTGGTGGCAATCTGTGTGTTGGAGCCACTGATATCCGAAGGATAATTTGGCACTGAGCGTGTAGCCGTCAGGTAGCTCTTGTTATGCGCTACGTGAACTTTTGTTTCAGCACCCCACCAAAAGGTTTTCTTCCAGCGTGCATACGCATGATGAAGCACCTCATCACCCTGAATAGGTCGATATGGATAGTATTGGGTAGTACCCACGAGCTGGGCATGGCCCAGAGCAGGAAACAAAGTACCGTAAGTGATCGTAACTAATGAAGTTGGGCCTGTTGTCGCTGAGCGAAAGATCAGGCCATTCATACCTTCAACATCTGAGCTGCAGATAGCAGCACCATTCAATTGTGCATTGATCAGGTTACGAAGATCCAGGTACTTCTGTGCAGCAGACCCAGTGATGTTGATAGGATAATCCACACCATCCACACGGATGGTTGCAGTGTAGACCGTCGCATCATTAGGTAAACCAGTGCTGTTGGAATCGTAGACGCCACTTGGCGTATTGGTCAGCCGAGTACGGATATAGCCTGCCTGGCTACGGACATACACTGTTGTAGCCCCAGCTTTGAAACTCACAGCATAGATTCGTGGGCTGAGAGTTGCATTTTCCCATGGGTTGTTACCTGATGGAACAGCTTTGCGTTTGGCCCAGGTATTTTCGATAACATAATCGATCTTTGCCCGAGACTGGTTAGCATAGGCACGGATACTGAACCGTGCATGTAAGTCAGGATGTTCAACACCACCTGCAGTTTTCAAGGGAGCACGGATGATCCATTCACTGCAGATCGGGCCTGACAAATGAGTCTGGTAATCACCACCAGCAAGTTGAACCGAAGCATCGGCAGTGTATGCCGTACCAGCATTAGGGCCGGCCAGTTCTGTGCCATGATCGTTCAATAATACCGTAGCATTCAAGCCAGGAAAGGCAGAAGGGGTCACCGCGGTCGTGACTACCGCAGTCTTGCGGACAATACCATACACATCACTAGCTGATGCAGCCAGGGATGGGATAATTGCTGACAAAATAGCATGGCGTACAGAGCCATCTGAAAAGGTAGCCTTAACATCAATTTGGCAAGGAACCACTGAATTGTTGGGGGCACGAAGCTCTACACCAGCACCTGTAGCCGGGAAATCCCCTTTACTGAACGTTTGACCGAAGGTCACCGGTTCATTGACCAGTACCCCCGTGGTCGGGTTCTTGAAGGTGATGGTGGTAAATACTGAACCGATCTGGACCATTAGGTACCCTTAGTAATTTGTGTTGATTTACGGAAGCATTGTAGTGCATAAATCTTGTTCTGTTTAAGAAATATTAAGGCCACAAACTGTCTATGTTGTAGTTTTCGAGCGCTTCAAGAGTGGTCAACGCTGCAATGTTACCTTTGTGCTGCCATGAGCTAGCATAGATCTGGGTTCCCCGCTCAGACAGTACTACGGCAAAGCCGTAAAGCCAGTCAAGGTAAGCTTCCGCTGTTTCCCAGCTGTGAGTAACGTTGTCTGCGTCACGCCACAACAACATCTCAACTGATGTAGGCAGATTCAGTTCTTTCTTGGCTTGCATCTCTGCGATCTTATTGGCCAGGTTCTTCTGGCTCACTGGATCAGCATCAATGACCTTGTTGTCGTATGCAATCAGGGAATAGATACGTTTATCCCGTTCACGCTCGATTTGTGTATCAAGATCGGCCTTTGCTGTAATCAAGTCTGGTACCCAAGCACTACCTGACCAAATATGCCTGTCAGAGGGTCTTGGTGCCAGTTCAACCAATTGGTTGTTCATAAAACGGTAACGAACAAGCAGATCCATCTCAGAGACGTGCAAAGGCACTTCAATACAGCGTAGTTCGTTGTAGAGGCCACCAATCACATACTGATCATCAGTTGATGGTGAAGCTGTGTAAGCAAGTGACCCATCAGGGTTCACAAAGGCATATTTTTTCATTAGTAGACACCATGAGAGATGAGGCATGAGGTAGCAGATATTTGCAATGTGCCACCTGGTCGAGAAATCCCGTACAAGATTTCATCAGCAGGTTCCTGCTGGATGCTTGCGGTTTGCATGACGCCGGCGTTATGGCGATAGCCTTGAACGTATTCGTAATTATTGATGATACCCAGTCGTTTTGATTGCAACTGAAACCAAGGATTACCTAAGGCCGTACCATACGAGATAGTGCGACTGCTTCCCCCAGTAAGCCAGGGATGAGTATTGATTGCTGCGTACATGCGTACTGCGGGGTGACCTGAGTCGAACGTCAGTACACCAGCAGAGTTGTACATTCTTAGTCCATACTTTTCATTGGACAGTACTGCGGTACCACTAAATACGGCGTATTGAACAGTTACTCCCACCACACCGTTATCCCCGGTACCGTCTACTACTCGTGCAGTAAAACCACTGCGGGTAATACGTGCTAACACCCACTTATTTGTGCTCTCAAACTTCACCAAAACCAGAGGAATAACATTTACTTGAGGGAACGATACTTGGGCATATCCACCTGCAGTGGTTACAAATGACCCTGATTGATGCAGAGAGTAGATACTCAAATTCTCATCGAGCTGTGGGTATCCACTGGTATTGGATGTACGAAGACCAAAGGTCATATCAGCCCCTTAAAACAGAAATAGTGAAGCTGAGTGTGGATGAACTGGAGTTAGACATCAACTGCAGCTCGATCTGACCATTTGTGATGTACACAACGTAATCGAATGTTGTACTTGTTGAGAGATGGGGTGGACCTACATACCATGAGCCGTCATCGACCAAGCCAGGAACACTAATGAACGCTGAGTGTACCTTGGGCGTTGCAGCACCATTGACCAGGCTAGCATTGCCACTATATGTCCCATATAGCTTGGTGATGCGATCCGAAATGTCCAATTGGATCTGACCATCAGCCCTGTAGATCTGTAAACCGTAACTCATTGGAGCCGTCCAAGACGAACACGCAATGTACCGTTCTCGTCATAGCAACGATAGGAGTTGTTGTCCATGACAAGAGAGCCCTCACCAGCCACACTATTTTGTACATTGATACTCGTAGCAGTAATGTTCACCGCTTCGATATAGGTAGCCTTCACCTTACCGTTTTCCACAATCAAAGAGCCGTCATCAGCACGCAGCTTACTGAAAGTAAGCTTGTTGATCACTGCTTCATCAATGAAGGTCTCACTACCTGAAATGATGAACGGCTTACGCATGTTGGCACCTGTTCGACCAACCCAAAATGAATCAACATCAAAGCCCATCTGCACGGTATTACCGTCGTTGTACGCACCGAAGCCACCAATCAAACCATTAACATTGAGCTTGACAGTATAGAGAGCACCAATAGATGTGACCTTACCATTCACTGTATCGATATTGGTTTGCAGATTTGTCTGCACTGCGGAAATCTGACCATTTAAAGTCGACTGAGCTGTTGTGATCTGATTTGACAGTGTATTGTCGGCCGAAACACGAGCATTAGTTTCCGTCTGTACCGCAGCAGCAATAGCTGGAGATACTGCGGCGTACTGAGTATTACGTGCATTGGTTTCGGCACTTACTGCATTTGCCCTGGCTGTAGCTTCAGATTGAATAGCCGCTGTATTGTCACCAGCTTTAGTAAACAACGTTGTAATGTCAGTAGCCAGTGCACTATCCGCATTACTACGTGCTGTGGATTCAGTTAGGATCGCCGCCAAGTTATTACCTGCCTTGGTGTACAGCGTTGAAATATCACTGGCCAAGGCTGTATCTGCATTGGCCCTTACTATCTGTTCATTAGCGATCGCAGCTGTGATATCACCATTCACTGAAGCAGCCAAGGTATCAATACGAGATGCTAAGGCATCATCCTTAGTTACTCGAATAGTCTGTTCTTCAGTGATGGCAGCCGCGTTCCCCGCGGCCTGTGCAAATAAGGTGTTAATCGACTCGATCAGTACTGTATCTGCGGTCTGTCGTTGACTAATTTCATTCAGAATGAAAGCACGAGTCTCTTCATTTACACCCTGTACTTGAGCGATTGCATTACCCAATGCTTCATTGCTTGCCAAGCGATTGGTGATTTCCTCCAAGATTTTGGCATCAATAGCGGGGATCAATGCAATCTGAGTTTTCAACGCTTGAGCCAACATGCCGGCATCAATCTGCCCTGTCAAATCAGTGATCGTCTGTTCGATCGATGCACGAGCAGTAGACGATGCAGGACCGATCAACTCACCTTGAGTGCCGTTGATCGAGACAAATTGAATCCAGTAAAAATACAACACTCCTGGCCCTACTTTGTCATAGTAGAATGATCCACCAACCGGATCCACAATCACTAAAGCTGCGTTCACATCATCAATGAGAGCGCGGTAGATGCGTGTGTGCGCAACTGCAAACGGATTCAGTGTAGGGAAGGTCCAGTTGATATCAATGCCGCCGAACGCTGGTGTAGCACTCAGAACACTGTTATTGCTTGGGTCACCTGGCTTGGGTCCACCCCAACCACCTGTACCGCAAACGCCATCATTACAAGACATAGTTACCTCGTTGCATGTTTATTTCGTGCATTATCTCACCATTCCCTACAGGAAACCCACCAACAGAGCAACAATTTGTTGTTCAATCACTTAGAAAGAAAGACATGATCACTATTCATGGTAAGAATGGTATTAAAGCGACGGTACTGGCCCACAGCATTACAGCGACAGGCAAAGAACTAATCACTTGGGAGATTGAGTACCCCAGGTTGATTCTGGCAGAGCTCAACACACATCGTCAGTTGTCTCGCAACAGCTACAGCAGCCGTGCAGTACCGTTCATGAAGATGCTGGAGCAATTGCAGGGCGAACCAGTAAGGTTTGGTGCTAACCAGGCCGGCATGCAGGATAAAGGTGAAGACTTTGACGCACCTGTATGGCTGACACCTGATGTCCTGGTTACTAAGACGGGTGCATGGCGTCAAGCCAGACAAATGATGATTAGTGTAGCCAAAGCATTCAGCGACGCCGGTTACCACAAGCAAGTGTACAACCGCTTGCTTGAAGCCTGGCAAATGCAGAAAACGGTCCTTTCGGCTACCGAAGTGGATAACTTCTTCTGGCTTCGTGACGACGATGCTGCAGACCCGACCATTCGTGAGCTGGCGCGTGTCATGCGTGAAGCCAAGAATGCAAGTACACCGGAGTGCTTAGAGCCGGGCGAATGGCACTTGCCTTACATCGATATCAGTCGTGAAGGTGGTATCCGTCGTTACAGCATCATGGAAGGTGAAAACACTAAACGTTTTCTTGGTGTTGATAACGCCATCAAGGTATCTTGTGCTCGTTCAGCGGCGGTCAGCTACCGTAATGAAGGCTACGACCTGACTAAGAGCCTAGAAGTGTACGACAAACTGGTTGGTAGTGAACGTAAACACGCTTCAGCCTTTGAACATCAAGGTACACCGATGCAGGAGACAGATACCATCGATATTGATGATGAAAACATCAAAGATATCAATTATCCATGTGATACAGATTCTTGGGAACCTGGTATCACGCATATGGATCGCAGTTGTAAATTTTGGTCAGGCAACTTCCAGGGTTGGATCCAGTACCGCAAACTCATCCCCGGCGAGTGCTATAGCACAGAAATTGCCTGATAACACTAGCCCACAAGAAATTTATTTTCCTTGTGGAACTACGTAAACTAGGTAACATACCAGTTCTCCAAGCAGCACCTTCGAGCCGGCTATCCATCATTTCCTGGGGTAGTCGGCTCTTTTTTCGTCACCGCAGGAAAGAGAAAGAATAATATGCTACCAACCCGTCAAAGTACCTGGCGTCGTCCAGTAGGTGTCCAGGCTCGTGTTTATGACAAGGGTATGGGTGAAGCGGTGGCCAACCGCACAGTCAATCGCAAGATTGATCGTCCAGCATCCCGTACCCAAGTCATTGAAATCCCACGCAACGATGATACTTCGCTTGATGATCAAGTCGCTGCATACTGCAAATCCAACAACCTGAAGATCACTCCTGGTGCTGATGGATACCATGTCGACAAAGGTGACCAAGATGTCGTTGGTATAACCCTCAATGTCATTGCTGACGTCGAGATTGAAAAGTGGGCTGACGTATCCACTCGTGTTGCCACTGGCAATGCAATGCTGGATCCACGGACCAATTGGAACCGTCGCCAAACCAATGAACAATGGTTAAACGAGCCGGCTGCATTTGCGATCGAGTTCGACGGCATGCACCACCATCTTCGCCAAGCATCCTTGCTGATGTCTGGCCGACACCTTCAACACGGCGATGCAACGCAGCCAACTCGGAACATGGAAGTGTTCACCAACTGCAGTACATCGGCCATGAGCTTCCTGGAGTTCTACCTCTTGCTTAATGGTTCAGGTGTAGGTCGTTGTTACGATGACGCCATGATGCAAGTTGATTGGCGTCTCATGCCGACTGTGGTGTGCGTCATCGACGGTATGCACAAAGATGTACTGTCAGGTGAAATCACTGCCATACCTGCTCGTGATGCCCGTCACCTGTATGCACACAAAACCATCCACGAATTCATCGTTCCGGACAGTCGTGAGGGCTGGGCACAGGGCTTTGAAAAAGTCGAAACCATGACCTTCGCTGGCTGCTTCCGCAACGATGTTCTGATCCTGGACTTCAGTGGTGTACGTCCCCGTAATTCACCAATCGCCGGTATGCAAGATCGTCCAGCATCTGGGCCTGGCCCTATCATGACGGCCATCGACAAGATCGCTAATTTGCGTGACGCTGGCATGGAACCATGGCGTGCAACGATGTATGCCGATCACTACGCAGCAGAATGCGTCTTGGTAGGTGGTGCACGTCGTGCTGCCCGCATGGCTACCAAATTCTGGAAAGACAAATCCATTTTCGGCTTTATCGAGCTGAAACGTGGAGGCTTCCTCTGGTCGAGTAACAACTCGGTCATGGTCGATATGGAATTCTGGGATAACGTCAAGCACGTAGCTGCCTTGATGAAGGTCAATGGCTATGAATTGATTGATAAAGGTGGTTTCCATAAACTGATTGGAAAGGACTGTTTCAATGACACGCAAATTCATGCTTGGAAGGTATTTGTGGCATCTTGTGAGGCATCCTATAACGACGGCACTGGTGAGCCTGGCTTTATCACTGTAGAACGGCTGACATGGAACGGTGAAGGTAGCGAAAACCTGCTTGATGGCGAATTCGCTGAATCCAAGAAGTACAAGCTGTCACCTGAAGCTAAACAACTCAGTCGTGTGCTGGCTCAAGTCTGGTCACGCATGCAGTACAAAGTCATCACCAATCCATGCGGTGAGATTGTACTGAACCTGCTTGGTGCGTACTGCGTCATCGCTGATGTGGTGCCATTCCATGCTGGTACGGCTTACACCAAACCACCTGTCGGTGCCACAGAAGAAGCGTGGATCGACTACTGGAACAACGTGGACTTCGATGCAGAAGATGCATTCCGCGTGGCCACTCGTGCTCTCATCAGAACCAACCTGATGGACAGCATGTATGGCAAAGAAGTAGCACGTACCAATCGTATCGGTGTCGGCATGACCGGCTTGCACGAATACGCTTGGGCACGCTTTGGCTTCGGCTGGAAGGATTTGGTTGATGAAAAAATCTCACAACCATTCTGGCAAATGCTGTCGCGCTTCAAGCGTGCTGTGCAAGATGAAGCGCTGTTCTACTCCAAGTTGATTGGTGTGGTTTGTCCACATACCGATACGACTATGAAGCCGGCCGGCACGACGTCTAAGCTTTTCGGACTGACTGAAGGTGCGCATCTCCCATCTATGGGTGAATACCTGCGTTGGGTTCAGTTCCGCAATGATGATCCGCTGATTGAAACCTACCGTACCATGGGTTACCCAATCCGCAAGCTGCAGTCGTACAACGGCACCACTATCGTAGGATTCCCAACCATTCCAACGATCTCCACGCTGGGCATGGGTGACAAGCTGGTATTCGCCGGCGACGCTACTCCTGAAGAGCAGTACCAGTACCTTCGTCTGTTAGAGAAGTATTGGATTGTCGGTATGGAAGAAGACGGCGTGACCCCATTACGCGACACCGGCAACCAGGTCAGCTACACCCTGAAGTACAAGCCACAGGACACAGGATTTCCTGAGTTCATGCGGACCTTGATGGAAGGGCAGTCGACCATTCGCTGCTGCAGCGTTATGCCACAGTCAGACACGTCAGCCTACGAGTATCTTCCCGAAGAACCTGTAACCAAAGCTCGCTTTGAAGCCATTGTTGCGGCCATCAAAGCAGACGAAGAAGCTGGTGATATTCAAGAAGAAGTAGGCATGGAACACGTTGACTGTGCATCTGGAGCATGCCCAATCAACTTTGGTGCCAACGTCAAGGACTCCTAAGCCATGAATGAAATCTGGCGTCCCGTGCCTGACTATGAAGGACTGTATGAGGTGTCTAACCTCGGTCAGATCCGATCGGTCGGCCGTGATGTCAGCAACAACCGGGGAGGGCTGCGGTACATGCCTGACCTGGTGCTGACACCACATATTAATGCGAAGCGTGGCGGCTATCGTAGCGTCACGTTGAGCAAAGACGGGAGCAAGAAGACCGTCTATCTACACCTCACTGTACTCAGTGTTTTTGTTGGTCCGCGGCCCTCTCCAGAAATGGAAGGCTGTCACGGTGATGGTGATCCGAGTAACAACCGGTTGGACAATCTTCGTTGGGACACACCAGTAAACAACGCAGCAGATCGAAAATTACACGGCACTCAAGTGCATGGTGAGAATAGTAACAAGGCGGTTATTACAGCCGATCAAGTCAGAGAAATTCGACGGAGAGCAGCAGATGAATCCTTCACCCGTATTGCATCCGACCTCGGAATATCCCGACAACAAGTCGCCCGCATTGCCCGTGGGGAACAATGGCAGCACGTTGAATGACCTCTGGCTTGATCTAAAGCTTCCACCTATCAATTTGTGGAATGCACCTAAATAATATAAATTATATATCTTAATAGGAACTCTGAATGAATGACACTAAATGCAAAAGCTGCCCTAACACAGCAATGTTTGACTCAGATCGGTGTTTCCACTGTGAGCAAGCATTGACCGGTTTTGTTGGTTCCATGAATACTGTTAAAGCTGATGTACCGTATCACATCAACAGTACACAAGCACCCCCCAAAGTTAACCCAGAACGTAATCGTGCAGGGGATCGTTCACTGGCTTCCCGGTATCCCCAATATTACAAACCTATTGGTCAACTCAAAGAAGTGGATGTGTACGCTGTTTGTATGCTCTTCCCAGTTGATGACCCTTCAGGTGCCATTAATCATGCACGTAAAAAGCTATTGATCCCAGGTGTTCGCACCGGTGGTAAGAGCTTGCGTAAGGATGTTCAAGAAGCAGTGGACACTCTGAATCGTTGGCTTCAACTCACCGGTGATGATGGTAAATCCCCAAGTGTGCCTCTGCCTACACTACCACCTTTGAATCTTCAGCCGAAATAAAAGGAAGCGTCGTCCCGACGCTCTTCCGATATTAACCGGGCCAGCTACGGCTGGCCCTTCCCATTCCTACAAGGTGAATCATGACGCAAGTGCGCTATATCAATACCTCATCCGTACCCTTGTCGATGGCAGTATTTCTGGCCACTGACAACTACGATCACGACTCATCGACCATCTCGGCCACATCGTTGATCAAGCCCTTGCGTCAGCTCATTTTGGGTGGCCGTGTGCCCCAAGAACTCAGCTTACCTGACCTGGTAGGCATGGTTGCTTCCCGTATCGGAACAGCCATTCATGATGGTATCGAACGCAGCTGGGTTTACAACCACAAGCGTGCTATGGCAGCATTGGGATATCCCCAACGCGTAATCGATCTAGTGGTGATCAACCCCACCAAAGAACAGCTGGCTGCCAACCCTGATCTGATCCCGGTCTATCTTGAACAACGATCACAGAAGCAGGTAGGTAACTACCTGGTGTCCGGCAAGTTCGACTTTGTTGGCCAAGGTCGGCTGGAAGACTTCAAAACTACTGGCACCTACACTGCCATGTCAGGATCGAACGACGCTAAGTACATCCTGCAAGGAAGTATCTATCGCTGGCTTAATCCAGAAATCATCACTGAAGACGAAATGAGTATTCAATTCATCTTCACTGACTGGTCATTAATGCAAGCACGTCAAAACCCAAATTATCCGCAAAGCCGAATCCAGGAACGTAAACTCAAGCTGCTCAGCATTGAGGAAACTGATCGTTACATCCGTCAGAAGCTATCGGACTTTGATGACCTGGTAGACCAAGATGAATCGTTGCTGCCATTGTGCAGTGATGAAGATCTGTGGCGCACAGAGCCAGTCCACAAGTGGTACAAGAATCACACCTTGGCCACTGTAGCTACTGCAGCCAAGTCCACCAAAAACTTTGACACTGAGCTCGAAGCTCGCACCCACATGCTTACTGTAGGTGGCGGCAAAGGCGTCGTTGTCACTAAACCTGGCCAAGTCAACGCCTGCAAATACTGCCCAGGCTTCCCTGTCTGCTCGCAAAAAGATGCACTCATTGCAGCCGGCGACCTGGTACTTTAAAAGGAATCACGCATGAAAACCAATGATGAAATGGCCTTCCATCCGATCTCGGAAAAGCTGGTTGACATCCTGTGCAACAAAACGCAAAATCAAAATCCATTGTTTTTCCGGGTGTTGGTTGGCTACTACTTCAGCATGATTGCATCATCCATGCGTACCACTATCGTCACACACGATCGTGGCGACATTCCAGTAAACATGTACGCCCTTAACCTAGGCACATCCGGATCGGGTAAAGGCTTCTCGACAAACATCATCGAAAACGAAGTCATCAACCGCTTTCGTAATCGCTTCCTTGAAGAGACATTTCCACTACTGGCTGAACAGAATCTACCCAAGCTGGCAGTGAAGCGTGCAGCCCGTAAGAGCTGTGATCCTGAAGAAGAACTGGTGCGTGTACAGAAAGAATTTGATGAGCTAGGTACCCTGGTGTTCAGCTTCGATTCAGGTACACCGGCGGCCATTAAACAGATGCGTCACAAGCTGTTGATGGCAGATGCCGGCTCAGTCAATCTTCAGATTGACGAAATCGGTTCTAACCTCTTGGCCAGTGTTGATGTGCTCAACACCTACCTTGAACTCTATGACGTTGGCCGCATCAAAACCAAGCTCATCAAGAACACGGCTGAGAACAAACGTAACGAAGAAATCCCTGGTAATACTCCCACCAACATGATGTTATTCGGTACACCAGCCAAGCTGCTTAACGGCGGCAAGGTTGAGGAAGAGCTGTACTCAATGCTAGAAACAGGTTACGCACGTCGATGCTTCTTCGGCTACAGCAAAGCCAGTGACCAACCAAAGAAGCTGACGCCGAAGGAAATCTACGACCAGTTGACTGACAAGTCGTCAAACACTTGGATGGAAGACCTGGCTGATCGATTGGACCAGCTGGCTGACATCATCAACGTCAACAAACGTCTGGTCATGACGCTTGATACATCGTTACTGGTGATCGAGTACAAGACCAAATGCGAAGAGATCGCCAACCTGTTGCCTGAGCATGAAGAGATCAAAAAAGCCGAGATTTCCCATCGCTACTTCAAAGCATTGAAACTGGCCGGCGCTTACGCATTCATTGACGATTCACCTATCCTCACAGATGACCATTTCTACAATGCGATCAAGCTGGCTGAGGAATCTGGCAACGCCTTCGATAAGCTGCTCACGCGTGATCGCAATTACGTCAAGCTGGCTAAGTACCTGGGCTCCGTGCAACGCGAAGTCACGCAGGCCGACCTGGTTGAAGACCTACCTTTCTACCGCGGTGCGTCTGGCCAGAAGACTGAAATGTTGACCTTGGCCACAGCCTGGGGCTACAAGAACAGCATCATCATTAAGAAGTCATTCAGTGATGGTATCGAATTTCTGCGGGGTGAAACCCTGAAGGCAAGCCATATCGATAGTATGATCCTGGCTTACAGCTCGGACATCACCGAAAACTACAGTAACGAACGTGCCCCGTTTGATAAGCTGCACAAGCTGACGCAAGCATCCGGCATGCACTGGACGTCTCACCATCTGGTGGGTGGTTACCGTAACGAAGAAAATGCAATCCCTGGTTTCAACATGATCGTCATTGACGTTGATGGTACAGCCAACTTGAGCACCGTTAAGATGCTCATGTCTCAACACAAGTTCATGATCTACACGACCAAGCGACACACGGCGATTGAAAACCGTTTCCGCCTGATCATGCCGATCAACTACGAGCTGAAGATGGATGCTAAGGACTTCAAGGAATTCATGTCCAACATCTTCGAGTGGTTGCCATTTGAAGTTGATGCGGCAACCAATCAGCGTGCTCGTAAGTGGATGAGCTGTGCTCAAGCGCTTGATGGTACTGATGGTCATTATGAATACAACGAAGGGGAGATTCTGGACGCCCTTCCGTTCATTCCTAAAACCAGTAAGAATGAAGAGCGCAAGCAGCTGCTGCAAGACCAGCAAGGCATGGACAACCTGGAACGCTGGGTAATGAACAACATCGGTGATGGTAACCGGAATAATATGTTGCTTCGATACTCAATGATTCTGGTGGATGCTGGCTTCCAGATGGAACCAATCCGGCAGAAGGTCATGCACTTGAATGAACGCATTGCTGACAAGCTTGATGAAGCAGAAATTATGAGCACCATCATGGTCTCTGTAGCCAAGGCCATCGCCAAGATGCCATAAAAGAAAGGTGCCCCTCCGGGCACTTCTTCGACAATTTAGCAAGGCCGTTCGGTCTTGCTTTTTTCACCTTTGGAGATCTAATGTCCCAACAACAAATCAATGACAACCTCGTACTTATCGGCGGCAAATCCGCTACTGGTAAGTCGGCTTCACTGATGGGCTTGCTCAAACCAGAAGGCGTTGCATACGCCAACTGTGAAGCAGGCAAAAAACTCCCCTTTCGATCGAAGTTTAAAGAGTTCGTTATTACCGATCCACTGCAGATTATTGAACTGTTTGACTGGCTGGAAGCACCTGAACAAGCCAGTTATCACACAGTAGTGATCGATACCCTGACTTACCTGCTCGACATGTACGTTTCGATGTACGTCGCACCGTTGGCTGACGGTCGTGCTGCATGGGGCCAGTTCTCTCAGTATTTTAAGAACCTGATGCAGCAAAAAGTTGCAGCATGTTCAAAGAATGTCATCTTCCTGGCTCACACTCTGGACAGCTTAAACGAAGGTGAGATGGTCATGGAGACGAAAGTCCCTGTTCAGGGTTCACTGAAGAACAACGGCATTGAATCCTTCTTCTCTTGCGTTCTGTCAACTAAAAAGATGACTATCAAAGCATTGAAGGAATTCGATAACCCTTTGTTGGTTATCACCGAAGAAGAAGAGGCTCTGGGGTACAAGCATGTATTTCAAACTCGTTTGACCAAAGAAACGAAGGATGAACGCCTTCGTGGCCCAATGGGTATGTGGTCAGTGAAAGAAACATACATCGACAACAATATGCAGCTGGTATTGAACCGCCTGCACGAATACTACGCTTGAATAGCGTAGAGTTCTGTAATACACTACTCAACTCCATCTAACATCATTGAGTTGAGCAGAGCTTCATCAGTCTGCACTACTAACCTATTCTATTTAATTATCACAAGGAAATATCATTATGAACATGCTTGCAAATCTGAAACTCGATGATGGCGTTGATGGCGAAGAAAAAGACGTACTTGGCGGCCGTAGTCTCCTGGATTCGGATGCTTACCCAGCAACGATCACCATGGCCTACATGAGCGAGTCCGAAGGCGGTGCTAAGGCACTGAACATCACAGCCATGACCGAAGATGGCAAGGAAATCCGCGGTGCGATCTACGTGACATCGGGCCGTGCTAAAGGCCAGAAGCCGACGTACGAAAAAGATGGTAAGACCTACCCACTGCCAGGTTACCTGCTGGTCAACAGCCTGTGCCAACTGGCTACCGGCAAGGAAATCTCCCAGCTGGAAACCGAAGACAAAGTCATTAAGCTGTACAACTACGAGGCTAAAGCTGAAATTCCAACCACGGTACCTGTGGTTGTTGAATTGCTGCAGAAACAAGTTGTTATTGGCTTGCTCAAGCAGATTGTAGACAAGACCAAAGAAACATCACCAGGCAGTAAAGTTTACGTTCCAACTGGTGAAACCCGCGAAGAAAACGAGATCGACAAGTTCTTCTGCGCTCGTGATGGCTTTGAAAACCTGACCCTGACTGAAGTGAAAACCAAGGCTGCCGGTGGTGAAGTTGCTGAGCCGTTCTATGCGAGCTGGATCGAGAAGAACAAAGGCCAGGTCCGTAACAAGGCCAAAGGTGCATCTGCTGGTGGTACCCCAGGTGCTCCAGCTAAGGCTGGTGCCGCAACTGGCACCGCCAAACCGAAGAGCTCGCTGTTCGGTTAAGCATTACCCGGCCAGCAATGGCTGGCTGGTAGCTCTGAATGCCCCATAGTATCGGGGCATTTTTCCACCCCACGAGGAATCATGGATAACGATCAAAAAATTGAGCACGATATCATCCGTGCGGGTATGACTGCACCACGAGTCACACCAGACCAGGTGAATGCTTATCTGGCCCGTGTTGAGTACTCGACTATAGTGCCACCAGGTACAACGTCCACGTTCACGCATAGTTACTTGCGCAGCAAGGATGGTAACCGACTGTTCTCCTTGGCAACTGGCCATTCAGCTTGTGTCAGTCCGGAAAACTTCAATGCCATAACTGGTGTTGATATTTCCCGCTCGAAGTGTGAGATTGCGACTAAAGATGCTCTCTGGGCATTTCTTGGTTTCGATCTGTTTCAGGAGTTGGACAAATGATCACCCGTCGTCCACATGAGGCTCGGGTCATTGCCGAGAAAACTGAACTTGATGTGCGTGTATTCGCACTTGAACAGTTTAGTTACAGTGATGAATTCAAAATTCTGCCAGAAGCTGAGAAAATTAGAATTCAGCATCAACACAAAGCAATGCAAGAGTACCTCAAGATGCTGATTGAGCGTATTGCTGCGTTCCCTCCAGTTGAACCGTCCAACGTGACTGAGCTCAATTCTGAGCTGGCCGGCACTCCTTTGTTCAAAGAAGAAGTCCCGATCGGTGCTAAGCCAATTGATGACATCGACACCTTCGCCATGATGATCGACCACTGGCATGGCAAGTGCATGGAACATGGTAATCGCTTGCTTGAAATGCCTGAAGGTACCCAGGTCGAAGTTGAAGATGAAAAAACACCTGGTGTGGTAATCATCATGGACTTGAATGGTGCATACTTGCAGACCTTCCGTATCGGCGTCGAAGCAGCTTTGAACCTGTTCAAAGATCTGCCTTTCGGTGCCAGCATTGAAGAAGCTCCAGAAAGCCCAGTAGCATGAGTCTGATCCGCGTGGTCGGCTTTGACCCATCACTGCGGAACTGGGGTGTGGCCAAGGGTAACATCGACATGGATCGGGGTGTCCTCATTCTGGACCATGTTGACGTCATCCAGCCATCTTTACCTACCGGTAAACAAGTTCGTCAGAACTCGTTGGATTTGGAAGCAGCTAACCAGCTTGCATCCATGGCCCTGAGCTTTGCAAAAGGCGCACAGGCGATCTTTGTTGAAGTACCGGTAGGAAGTCAGTCTGCTCGCGCAATGGCCTCCTATGGCATCTGTGTGGGCGTCCTGGGTGCATTGCGGGCCACAGGTATTCCCTTCTTTGAGGTCACCCCGACCGAAGTGAAGTTGGTTACCAAAGATCGCAATGCTACCAAGGCCGGTATGATCGAGTGGGCGATGGCTCAGCACCCCGAAGCACCATGGCCAATGAAGACCGAAAAGGGCATCATGTCTGTGGTGGCCGGCAGTGCTGAGCATAT